CAATTGAGAAAAGAAATGGCTTGCTTGGTGTGTCTTACGGCAACGCTGCAATGGCCGCGGTTATTGAGTTGGCCAAGCGAATTGTGTCTTTGGAAAAGCAGTTAAAAGCCAAGGAGTAAACCATGACGATGCCATCATCTGGTGCCCTCAACATGGGGGGCACGTCCAGTCCAGTTAGCGTCGCGCAAGAGCTTGGCCTTGGGCTGACTACTACAATTTCTATGAATCAGTCAAATGTTCGCGCTCTTGCTGGCGTGAGTAGTACTAGCGGTTCAACTTGGAGCATGAACTCCTTGTACGGTAAATCTAACATCACTGTTTCTTTAGCTGGGTTAGCGGGTGTCTATGGCGATACACCGAGCCCCGGCACTGCTTTTGCTGACCTTATTTTTTACTCTGATGGAACAATAGACGCTTCTACTAACGCCGGTACCGTTAGCGCTGGCAGTTGGGCAACACCTACCACTGCTGGGATTGGTTCAAGCTATTGGATTAGATTTACGGAAACTGGCAGTTACAGCACTACTACAGTAACCGGTAGCACCAGAGGTGTTTGGCTTCAATTATCAACCTCTAGACTGTACGGCGTTTCACGAGGGATAATCGGCGCAGGCGGTCGATACTATACTGTTGAAATTGCTTCTGACAGTGCCGGTGCTACTATTGTTGCAACTGCAACAAGTATTGGTTTAGAAGCTGAAGTTTACTAAAAAATGATTGATCCAATTACCGCGCTAGCCGGTATTCAGTCCGCAGTAAAACTGATTAAGCAGGCTTCCAAGACGGTAGATGATGTGGCCTCGCTTGGGCCAATGTTGGGTAAGTATTTTGATGCTAAGTCAACTGCGGCGAAGGCTGTTGTAGAGTCCAAGAAAAAAGGCGGTTCCTCTATGGGGACTGCGCTTCAGATTGAGATGGCGCTTGACCAAGCCAAGACGTTTGAGGCTGACCTGCAAATGCTGTTCATGCAGGCGGGCAAGATTGATGTGTGGAACAAAATCAAAGCCAGAGCGCAGGCTATGGATGTGGAAGATGCCCACACCGCTAGGCGCGAGAAGGAAGAAGAGAAGAAGCGTAAACAGAAAGAGCAAGACCAACTTGAAATTGGCTTGATGCTGGGCGGCCTTGCGATCCTGTTGTTTATGTTGTACGTTGGAGTCTACGAGGTTATAGAGCACTGCGCTAAAGTGAGGTGCGGGCGGTGAACGAGTACCAAAAAGCCGCTGACATGAGCTTCAAGATTATTGGTGCTTGGTGGGGTGCAAATCTGTTTTTAGACTTCATCAAGATATTGCCGAATTTCATTTCGGACAAAATTGTGAATAAAGTACTTGGAATGGTTGGTCTATGAGTGACGAGAAGCCAGCAGACGTATTGAGTAAGGTGCTGTCCTATGTAGACAGCCCGTTTAAACTGTTTGCGCTGATACTCATGGCGGTGTTTGCTTTCTCTGGATACTTTGTCTGGCAGAACCAAGCCTTTTTGTTTGAGGCGTACAAAGAGAATAAGAAGCTCCCAACGATTGCAGAGGACAGGGCGGAAGACGTTGCGGCGCATTTGTTTAAGAACACCAATGCGGCGGTAGTTGCGATATTCAAAGTCAACCCTCTGTTTGGTACAAGGGTGCTATATCGGGCGTATACCCGCGAGGGCAGGGACAGAACCCATGAAGGTTTAGACGTAGGGCTGTTTACACAGAATTCAGCCAACAACCGTGATGTGGTTGCGTTGATGGCCAATGAGATACCTTGCAGTGAATACAATGTGCCTCAAAGTGAGATTGGTCTTTGGTATATTGACAAGGGCGTAAGATTTGGATGCCGTGTAAGTGTCCCGCCAGAGCAGGGCAGGTTTGTTGGACAGATTACTGTCGGGTGGGAAAAAGAACCCAAAGATGTACACAAAGAAATGAGCATGTTATTGATTGCCAGTACTATGCTCAGTAAAAGCAAACAGTAAAGGACTATTATGCTGACACTACTCTCCACGCTAATTTCGTTTTTAATGGGCGGTTTGCCCAAGATTTTGGAATTCTTCCAAGACCGAGCGGATAAAAAGCACGAGTTAAATCTTGCCCAAATGCAAATCACTCGTGAGCTTGAACTGCGTAAAGCAGGTTTTGAAGCACAGGAACGTATTGAACATATAAAATCTGAGCAACTGGAAACAGAAAGCGCAGCCAACACTAAGCAGATTTTGATTGGCGCCCAACAAGCTGAGATGCAAGCTGTCTACGCCCACGATATGAGCCTAAACGAAGGCACTAGCGAATGGATGAAGAACCTTCGCGCTTCTGTTCGCCCAGTCATCACCTACGGCTTCTTCTTCCTGCTGTTGTTTATTGACATCGGCCTGTTTGCTTACGGCTGGAGCCGTGGTGTGCCATTCACCGAGTTGGCTGAGATGCTGTGGGACTCTGACACCCAAGCATTGTTTGCTTCAATCATAGCGTTCCACTTTGGTGGCCGGGCGTTTGGAAAATGATTTATTTAATATACACAAAAATGGCTTTGACTATGTTTATTAGCGGTTATTTAATTTTAAATTTACCAAAATGAACATCTCAGACAAGTGTTTACACATGATTCGTCACCATGAGGGTGTGAGGGTAAACCCGTACCGTTGCCCTGCAAAGTTGTGGACAATCGGGGTCGGCCATGTCATGTTCCCAGAGCAGGGCAAGCTGAAGATAGACCAGCGGGATGCGTTTACACCACCCGCAGAAGCCATGCGTAAATATTCAATGGAGGAAGTAGATGCAATACTTAGGGCAGATCTTGCTCGCTTTGAGAAAGGCGTGGCTACTTATTGTCCTGTGCCTCTTACTCAAGGACAGTTTGATGCGTTGGTATCCTTTTCTTTCAACGTAGGGCTGGGTACTCTACAGCGTTCAACCTTGCGTCAAAAGGTACTGCGTGGTGACATGGAAGGGGCAGCAGAAGAGTTGTTGAAATATTGCATGGCGGGGGGTAAAATTCTCAAAGGGCTACAGAATCGCCGTATTGACGAGCGGGCCGTGTTTTTATCCTAGGACTGCCCATGCCATTACAAAAAATCCTGTTCAAACCCGGCGTCAACCGGGAGAATACGCGGTACACCACTGAGGGTGGCTGGTATGAGTGCGACAAAATCCGTTTCCGTCAGGGTAATCCCGAAGTAATTGGCGGCTGGGAACAAATATCTCCGTACACGTATAACGGTGTGTGCCGCTCATTGTGGAACTGGGTGACGCTTGGCTTTTTAAATTTGGTTGGTGTTGGCACAAACACAAAGTTTTATATTGAAAAGGGCGGCATATATAACAACATCACGCCTATTCGATCAACAGTAACGCTGGGCACAAATCCTTTTACTGCTACCGGAACAACTACAGTCACAGTGACTTCTATTGCCCACGGTGCAACTACTGGATCGTTTGTCACATTCAGCGGTGCTACGGGCACATACGCTTCTACATGGAACGCTGAGTATCAACTTACAGTTGTAAGCCTTGACTCTTACACAATCACAGTACCCTCGGCTATTCCTGCAGGCTCGTATGGCGGCTCCGCTGTCGTTGCCGCTTATCAAATCAATGCTGGCCCTGCTTACGCTGTTCCTTTGACTGGTTGGGGCGCTGGGGCTTGGGGAGATGGGGTATGGGGCACTGGCGGCACAAGCACAAGCGCTTTGCAGCTTTGGAGTCAAATAAATTACGGCGAAGACCTTGTGTTTGGTCCCCGTGGCGGCGGGCTATATTACTGGGATGCCACCGCAGGCTTGTCTAGCCGAGGCGTAGCTTTGAACACGCTGGGCGGGAATGTAACGTTTACCAACAGCGCTGTGACGGGTGTGCCTACTGTCGTGACTTCCACGGTTGCATTTACCGAAGGCGCTGCGCTTCAGTTTGCCGCTACGACATCTTTGCCAACCGGGATTGTTGTGGCAACTACGTACTATGCGTTCAGTGTTGACGGCTTGACTTTTGGTCTTCTTGACGCGGCGGGTAACGAAGTCAGCACCACATCTACTGGCTCGGGCGTTTACATCTCAAACATTGTTGATGCGCCAGTTGTTCAAAATACGCTGACTGTCTCAGATGCTTCACGCTTTGTTATGGTGTTTGGCACAAACGACTACGGCCAGACTACGCTTGACCCAATGTTGATTCGCTGGTCAGGACAGAACGATCCCTATAACTGGACACCAGACCCAACTAATCAGGCAGGGTTTACCCGACTATCCCACGGCTCCCAGATCATTACGACTGTGCAGGCCCGTCAAGAGATTGTGGTGTTTACTGACTCAAGCGCGTATTCACTCCAGTACCTTGGCCCTCCGTATGTCTGGGCGTCTCAGCTTTTGGGTGACAACATCTCTATCATCAGCCCCAACGCGGCTGTGATTGCTTCAGGTATTATTTTCTGGATGGGCGTGGACAAGTTCTACGCATACGATGGCCGTATACAAACGCTTAATTGCGACTTGCGTCGCTACATTTTCCAAGACCTAAACCCAGACCAAACGCTTCAGATTTTCTGCGGCACTAACGAAGGCTTCAATGAAGTCTGGTGGTTCTACTGTTCTGGCAGCAGCACGACTGTAGACAAGTATGTGATTTACAACTACGTCGAGAAAATCTGGTACTACGGAACCATGGCGCGTACTGCTTGGCTTGATTCAGGGCTATTGCCAACACCGATTGCAGCAACGTACAGTTCTAATTTGGTTACGCATGAAACAGGTCTAAACGACAACGAAACCGCCGCAGTTTTACCGCTTAATGCGTACATTGCGTCGTCTGAGTTTGATATTGGTGACGGCCACAATTTTGGTTTTGTGTGGCGCATCTTGCCCGACTTGACATTTGAAAACTCTACGAACTCCCCCTCTGGCACTGCGGCTACAGTGACAATGGAACTGCTTGGCTTGTCTAACTCAGGCTCGGGTGTAACAAGTGATGCAAGCCAGCCGGTGGCCTCAAGCAGTACGTACAACATTACAGAAGAGTTTACGGGTCAGATTTACACACGTTTTCGTGGGCGTCAGATGATCTTTAAGATTAGTTCCAATCAAGTTAATACCGCTTGGCAGTTGGGCGCTCCCCGTATTGATATTCGCGCGGACGGAAGACGCTGATGGCTAACAGCAATCGCCTTATTAACCCTGCTGTACCTAATCTACCATTGGGGACGGAGCAGTACGAGCGTAGGTATCAGGATCAGTTTACCAACATCTTGCGCTTGTACTTCAACCAATTACAGAATGCGCTTACAGAGATTACAGGTAATGCGGGTGGTAAGTATTTGGCGTTTCCGTATGGAGCGTTTTCGGATTTTACAGACCATACGACCACAGTTAACACCGCTACGCTGATGACGTTAAATACCACAGACTTCTCAAACGGGGTGTCAGTTGTTTCTAACTCTAAAATTACTGTGGAATATGCAGGTGTATACAACTTGCAGTTTAGTGTGCAGTTGCAAAACTTGGATAACGCCCCCCAAGACGTGTTTATTTGGCTAAAGCAGAACAACGCAGACATCACTGGCTCAACTGGTTTAGTTGGCCTACCCGCTAGAAAAAGTGCGGGTGTCCCGTTTCACGATATCAAAGGCTGGAACTATTTCCTAAACATGAATGCGGGCGACCACGTTCAAATATACTGGTCAACTACAAATGCGGACGTAACAATCCAAACATACCCTGCTTCGGGCACGCCAACTAAACCGTCAACTGCTTCCATCGTAGCCACACTTTCATTTGTCTCTGCGCTACCAACATGATAATATCGACCAACCCCCATTTTGAGAGGCAAACATGAGCCTTCACGTATTAGCCAACCACATGGCCACAAAAGGGCGTGGCTCTGACTCCATGCTTGTTCACATGACTCCCGAAGAAGTGGCGAGTCTGCAGGCGTTGGCCATGAAAAATGGCGGTTCACTGACCATCAACCCTGACACAGGTTTGCCTGAAGCGGGCTTCTTGAAGAAGCTCTTGCCCATGATTGCAGGCTTTGCATTAGGCCCCGCTGGTTTTGGTTTGATGAGTGCCGCAGGCGCGGGATTAGCAGTTGGCGGCGTTACTGCTTTGGCTACTGGAAGTTTGTCTAAAGGCTTGATGGCCGGTCTTGGTGCTTATGGTGGTGCAGGTATAGGCGAAGCCTTTATGGGTGCCGGTGCTAAAGTTGGTGCTGGTACTGGCGCTAATTTGGCAACCTCTTTGACAGATGCTCAAGCACAGGCTTTAGGTTTTCAAAATGCCGCCACTGCCCCCGCCGCCAACGCTGCGGCTACATCAAACCTAGACAAAATTGGAGCTGGATTTAAAGCTGTTACTGATAGCCCCTCCGCGCTTGGACAGTTTGCCAAAGACAATTGGAAGGCGGGCCTTGCCGCCGCGTCTCCGTTTATTGCTGACGCCATGGTCCCAACAACGACCAAAATGCCTGCTGCCACCCCCGGCTACATTCGCCCATTTCAATACGACGCTAATACCCGCACAGTCAAAGCAATGGACCCCGTGTTGGCCAGTGAGTGGGGCGCTCGTCAGTTCCCTGACTTTATTCGTAAAGAGCAGGCTCCTCCTCCCGCAGGTTTAGGACAGCAGCTCCCACCCGGCATGGCCACAGGCGGTATTGTGGCGCTTGCTGAAGGCGGCGAAACTGATCCTTATGCTAGATACAACACCCTGTCTGGCCAGTCTAAGGCTGCGTATGACTATCTGATGGGTAATACTGCAAGCGCTGCCCCCGCGGGAATTCAAGCAATTGCGCCCAGACCCGTTGTTTCAAACACAAACGCTCCAGCTACAACCACAACACCTTCTACGTCTATGACTACGACTCCAGTTACAGGCGGTGGTGGCGGTGGCGGTGTTGGCGGAGGCGCTGGCCCCATTATGGGAGGTGCAAGCGTAGGTAACGCCGTATCCGATACTGATCCCTCACCTACGTATTCAGGCTTTGTGCCCGCGCCAGCAAACCCAAATATCCCTGTTGAAGATCGTGTGCCTACGCCAACAATTCAAGATGACGGCACAACTCCGGGCATTCAAGAAATTATTGACCGGATGCCTGAAGCGCCTGTAGATGACGGTACAACTGCAGGTATTCAAGAAATTATTGATCGCATGCCAGAGACACCTGTAGATGACGGTACAACTGCAGGTATTCAAGAAATTATTGATAGGCTGCCTGAAGCGCCTGAAGCGCCTGTAGATGACGGTACAACTGCAGGTATTCAAGAAATTATTGATCGCATGCCAGAGACACCTGTCGAGCCTTACTACAGCGACACAACTGAAGAAGTTCAAGATTGGCAAAACGTTGACAACTCGGGATACTACGACGGCTCTATGGCGGGTGACAACTCGCTAAACAGCGGTAACAACACGTACACTGGCGAAACAGACAGTGTGCAACAACAAGGCCTGCCAGACGCGTTTGGCTCATACCTTGGCGAACCAACATACATTGGCAATGACGATGGTGGCGGTTACGACGGGTTTGTAGGCGATGACAATAATATTGACGAAGACCGCTACGATTACGCCGGTAATGCCAACGGTGGTTTGATGGGCTACGCTAACGGCGGCATGATGCCCCGCTACGCCCTTGGTGGTCTTGGTGCACTTGGCGGTTACTCTGATGGTGGCCGTTTGCTCAAGGGTCCCGGAGACGGCGTGTCTGACAGCATCCCTGCTACGATTGGCCGTAAGAAGCACCCCGCACGTCTTGCTGATGGTGAGTTCGTAGTGCCTGCACGTATCGTGTCTGAGCTGGGTAACGGCTCTACAGAAGCTGGCGCACGTAAGCTGTACGCCATGATGGATCGTATTCAAAAAGCTCGGGGCAAGACTGTTGGTAAAGGCAAAGTAGCCGCCAACTCCCGCTCTGAGAAACATCTTCCCGCATAAGGAGTCAGTAAATGGCTAGCCAAACAATACAACAAACAACGCAGAACCAAGTAGGTTTTGCGCCTGAAGTTGCGCCGTATGCAACAACACTGCTGGGTCAAGCGCAAGCTTTTACTAACCCCAATATCCCCTACGAGGCGTACACAGGGGAGCGCGTAGCGCAGTTTTCCCCACTTCAAAAGCAGTCCTTTGAAGGCGCTCAGCAAATGCAGCCTTCATACCAACTGGCAGGCGCTTCAGGTTTGGCGGGGTTAGCGGGTCAGCAAGCACTCAACACACAGTATGGCCCTAGCAATTACCAATCAGGTAGCGTGACTGGTGGTGATGCGCTGTCTCAGTACATGTCGCCCTATGTTCAGCAAGTAATTCAGCGCCAGCAAAACGATGCGGCGCGGCAAGCGGCTATTGCAGGACAGGCTCAGCAAGCTCAAGCGGCCCGTACTGGTGCGTTTGGCGGTAGTGGTGACTATCTTATGCGGGGTCAAGCCGCTGGTAATTTGGCTCGTCAAAAGGGCGACATCTTTGCTACGGGCATGCAGAACGCTTACGGCCAAGCACTGAACCAATTCAATACAGAGCAACAGCAACGCCAGCAAGCGGCTCAGTTAAACGAGCAGTCACGCCAGTATGGCGCGGGTCTTGGTCTGCAAGGTTTGCAAACAGCTCTTACAGGCGCCAACACACTGAACACAATTGGTCAGAATCAGTTCACTCAAGGCATGGACATCAACAAGTTACAAAATACTTATGGTGGCCAGCAACAACAGCAAATGAATACTATTCTTGGCAACCAATACCAAGAGTGGCTCAACGCTCAGAACCAGCCTTACAAACAGATGGGCTTCATGTCTGACATCATTCGCGGTGCGCCTCTGTCTCAGATGGGTAGCACTATATACGCACCTCCTGCAAGTCCGATTTCGCAAATAGCAGGTGTTGGCCTTGCCGCTAAAGGCTTGGGCGTGTTCAAGAAGGGCGGCGCTGTTGAAGATGTCGCATATAGGGATAAACCCGCAGGCTTGGCTGATCTTGCAATCTATAACATGGGCTGAAAAATATGGCACTCCCAAACTCAGAAAACATCCTTTCGCGTTTAGAAAAACTGCCTGACGCGGCCTTGAAACAAATGGCCATGATGCACAAGGCTGACCCATACATACTGCCTTTAATCATCTCTGAAGATGGTCGCCGTAAACGCACGCGTCAAGCCGCGCAATCCCAAATGGCGCAGATGCCCAAAGTAGCCGATGCGGCGGTAGATCAGATGGGTATTGCACAACTACCCGCGCCCAACATCCAAGGTATGGCTGACGGCGGTATTGCTGGCTATGACGATAGTAGTTTTGATTTTGCCCAGCGCAGTGAGCCTGTGCTTCGTATGGCTGGCGGTGGCCACATCCCTCGCTATCAAGGCATGCCTAAGGCGCAAGGCGGTGACGGTAGCGTTGTTAACAGTCTTAATCCTTTGTTTAACATTCCGGGGATGTCAAACGTTAGCCCCCGTGCAAGTTTTACTCAAGCGGGTGCGCCAGAAAACCAAACGGTTTGGGAGCAGATGTCTAGCGGCCTACAAAAAGAAGGGGTCCGAAGACAGCTTCAAATTATTGAAGATCGTATTGCCCGCGGTATTGCCAGTGCGGATGAAAAAGCATACTACGAACAGTTAAAAGCACAGGCTGCAGGCACGCCTCAATTGGCAGCGCCAAAAGATGTTGTAAATCCTGATGCCGCTTTGATAGCTGCTGAAAAAGCAAGCAAAGCAAAAGCCGCCACTGACAAAGCCGTTAGCACTAAAGACACGGCTCCAGCAGCCCCAACCGCACAAGGTGGGCAAGGTGGGCAAAGAGGGCAAGGCGCAACTTCTGGTCAAGGCATTCAGAGCATTTACGAGTTGTTTGCGGGCCCTAAGGATAAACGTGATACTGAACTAAATGAAATTAAAGAACTTATACGGCAGCAAGGCGCAGCAGAAACGTCTTCTGCTCAGAGACAATTAAACCAGCTTAAAACCGATATTACGGCGCAGGGTGAGTACGGCAAAGACCGCGAAGCCAAGCTCAAAGCCAAAGAAGAGCGGATTGGTAAAGAAGAAAGCAAGGCTGGCAATTTAGCGCTTTTGGAAGCGGGTCTGGCCATGATGTCAGGTACTTCCGCTAATGCGTTTGCAAACATTGGTCAGGGTGCTTTGGTTGGAACAGCCGCATACCGTAAGAGTTTAGACAAGATTTCAGACGCTCGGGACAAGCTTGAAGACGCTTACGGTCGTTTGGAAGACGTTCGCTTTAACCAGAAGAACCTGAACAACTCCGAGATTCGTAAAGCTACTGCCGACGTGGATAAAGCGACCAACGCAGGACTTAAGAGCCTTACAGACTTTGCTGTTACACGCTACGGCATGTCTCGCGAAGATGCCAAGACCATGTTTACAGGCGCTATGCAAGAACGTGTGGCAAATATTACTGCAGGCGCTACTAAATACGCCGCAGATAAGCGTTCAGCAGACAACAAAGACTACATACAGGCAGTTAAGGGGTCAGGCGCTATTGAGCAGGCCCGTAGGAACGTGATGGAACAGGTCATGAAAGCCAACAAGTACGGCACGCCTGAAGAACTTCAAACGCAGTTTGAAAAAGAATGGGAAAAAACCTTGCAATTAAATCCAGCTCTGGCAAAATTAGCAGGCACTGCCGGGGGCGGAAGTGCACCTGCAGGTGGGGCCGACTTTGTTTTAAACCCCCAAACAGGAAAACTTGAACCAAGAAAGTGATCTATGAGCTATACCGTTGCTTTGCCTGATGGACGAACCGTTGAGTTTCCAGACAGCGTATCCAAAGAAAAAGCAGCGGAGATACTTAGAGAGCAGCTTGGTATAGGGGGCGCCCCCGAAGAAGGTTTTGTTCCTGCTGTCAAGGCAGGCATTTCTGGCTTAAAAAGTTCTGCCGCTGCGCTTGCAGGCCGTACAGGTGCAATGGACACCGAACGTGCCAAACAGATCATGGCAGAGGAAGAAGCGTACCAACGACGTACGTTTAAGCCCACAGAAAAAGGCTGGACAGAAGCGCCAGTTACCAAATTTACTGAGTTGCTTGGCGGTTCTTTGCCGTACGTTGCGGCTCCACTAGCAGCAGGCGCTGCGGCTACGTTAGGCGGAGCTCCCGCTATTGTTGCGGGCGGTCTTGGCGCATTGGCATCAGGCGCTCAGTTTACAGGCCAGTTCCTAAAACGCCAGACTGAGGAAGGCCGACCCCTAGAAGAAACCAATCTAGCCGCCGCTGCTGGCGCAGGTTCTGTTGCAGGTGCCCTTGACTTACTGTCTTTCAAAATGTTCCCTGCTATTCGGGGTATTTTTGGTGCGGCAGGTAAAGAACTTTCTCAGGACGCCGCTGAACAGATTGCCAAGCAAGGCATGACAAAAATGTTGGGGGACTACTCCAAAGCTACTGGTAAAGCTATTGGCGCAGAGAGTACTACAGAAGTAGCACAGCAATTCCTTGAGCGTTTACAAGCTGGTTTAAAACTTACAGACGCACAAGCTCGTGACGAGTATTGGGATAGTTTGATTGGTGGCGCTGTGTTGGGTGGCGCATTAGCCCCTGCAGGTCGTTACATTGAGCGTGGGCGGATTAAAACCCAACAAGCAGAAGAAGCTCGTGCAGAACAAGCCAAGCAAGTGCAAGCACAAGAAGCCGAGAAGCAGCGCTTGGAGCAAGAGAAAGCCGCGTACCGACAGACCCCTGAGTACTTGGACGAGATTCAGACTCGCTACGCTGACTTGCAAAAGCAAGAAGCGGACTTGTTGGCGCGTATTAAAGGCAGACCCGCCGAAGGTGATCTGGCCGCAGTAGCAGACAAACAAGAAGCGCGCACTCAGATCAAAGAGTTGCGCAAATCTGATGAGTACACAGGCACAGTTGAAGAGTACCGTCAAGCCAAGAAAGCTATTGATGAGCGTGCCAAAGAGACAGCCAACAAAACTGCAATTGAAGAAGCTGCCAAAGTGCCCGGCGCACAGATGGATTTGTTTGGCGCTATCCCTGAAGCAAGGGATCAGTCTCCTGTTGGCCAATTGCGTACGCTCGACACCCAGATCAAAGGTCTTAACGCACAGATTGCCGAAGCTACAAAGACTGGCGATCAGGCACAGATTCAAGCGCTTACCAATCAGCAGTTTGACTTGCAAAAGCAATTTCAATCAATGGCCCCAACACCGACAAGCTATGCGGCTATGCGGGACACGGTCACCAAACAGATTGAAGGTTTGCGCACTAAGTTGCAAGCGGCCACTAGTACTGACGACATGGAGCGCCTTGTCAACAGTATCAAACAAAATAAAGATGCGCTAGCGCAGCTTGACGAACTAAAACCTTTTGTTGCCGAAGCCCCCAAGCAAACTGACGTTGCATCTCGTGACGTTGAAATTAAAGACTTGCGCAAGAAAGTTGCCCGTTACCAAGAGCTTGGCGACGATGAAGCGATTGCTAAACTAATCCCCCGCCTCAAAGAGCTGGAGGCCGTGCCCACACTAATGGAAGGCGATCAGTTCCGCAACGTACCAACAGACGACTTGTTTGCCGCTCAGATTGACGAAGGCGCAAGAGAAGCCCGTGAAACACGGGAGAGCGTTGAAGCTGAGATTGAAAGACTCCGCGCTATTGCCGAGAAGAACAAAGGACGGTCACCTGTTGAGCAGGCAATTTTTGACAAAGACTTGGAAGAAGCCCGTGGACTGTTGGCGCTGTTTGATAAGAGCGAGCAGGACTGGAACAAGTTAAAGCAAGACCCTGCCAACATTGAGTACCGCAACGACCGCGACGAGCTTAAAGAAACGTTGGAAAAAGACATCAAAGAGTTGGCTAAAAAAGAAGGCGTTAAAGGCGCCATGCTACCTAGCCGTGAAACGTTTGAGTTGGGCGTAAAGCGCAAAGCTTTGGATAACTTAAACCGCCGTATGGAGACGGCTGATCGCTACAAAGACACAACGCCTTTGGCACAGAATCTTATTGGTGAGCGCACGGACGAGAACGTCTCAGCGTTGCTTGACTACTATTTACCCAAGCTGAAACCTGCACAAGAAGGGTTTGATAAGCAGACCAATCGTGCGGCTATGGCCAAAGAAGCCAAAGAGTTACGTGCAAAGATGCACGACGATCTGATTGATCTGTATGACGCGGTCAAAGTCAAGGACATTACTGAGCAACGCAAGAGCACAAACACGTTTATCTTCAACGCGACACGCCTTGTCAATATCAACAGAATTTTGGCCAACGGTAAAGCGCTTGAGCGTGAAGCCGGGCTTGGTTTGCGTGAGCAACTGTTAACCATTACAGACGACATTCAAAAAACTGTCGACAACCTTACACGCGCAAACGTAGAGCTGCGCAAGCTGGACAAAGAAATCAAAGAGATTGGCCAGCCAACTTCTGCGGAACAAGCAGAAGCGCTGGGGGCAATGGAGAAACGCCGCGACACATTGGCGGTTGAACTTAAAAAGCTGCAGGCCAAAACAGGTTGGGAAGACAAGTCTGATGCCGTAGTCGAGCGCTATAGCCAAGTCATTGGTGAAGACCGCGAACTGATTAGAGGCCAGCGCCAGCTTCCTATTGAGCGTACAGAGGGCACCGCTAACCGCATTGATGCTGTGACCCGTGAGTTGCGCCTTGTAAATGAGAAAGTACAGAAGGCTGGCCGTCCAACAGACGAAGCCAAGATGGCTGCGTTGGCAGAACTTAAAGACCGCCGCAAAGACCTTGGCCAAGAATTGAGAAAGTTACGCACTTCTAAGCCTTCAATTGAAGAAGAAAACAAGCTAGCCAAAGAAGTCACGCCTGAGATGGCGGAGATGCAACAACAGCTTGGCAACATTGAGCGCCAGCTTAAAGGTCTGACGGTTCAATCCGGTGCCGGCAACATTCGCGCGCAGTTAGAAAAAGCCCGTGATGATCTGAAAGCAAAAATTGCCGCCGGTACGGAAGAGGAAGTTACTGCGCCAGCAGGTAAACAAAAAGAATTGCCCGGCGTCCAGCCCCAGCGCCTTGCGCCCACACTGCGTGAGATTACGCCTGAAGAACTGACAGAAGCACGCACTGCGTTTGTGGCGGCAGAGACTAAGGTTGAAGAACTGAAGAAAGCTGTGCGCAATACGGAAGCGATGCAAGACAACCCACAGTACTTCAGTGAGGTAGCAAAGAGATTTAAAGACGAAGCCAAAGCTTTTAGGGAAGAGCTTGCCCAAACGCCTGATAACTTGCTTTTGCAAAAGCTCGAGTCTGATGCCAGATCACGCGAACAAAACGCACGTTATTTTGACATGTTGGCAACGTTGTCTGAAGAAGGCCGCGCTGACTTGCAAGCCGTAAAACAAGAGCTAGACCAAGCCCAACGCGCAGTACCTAAAGCAGAAGCCGTCTTGCGTGATTTAGAGCGTCGCCAACGTATGCAAGAGCAACAGCAAGCTGCCGTTACAAAAGCGCCTGCTGGCCAGATCGAAGCCGAACGCCTTAAAGCGGGTGAGGCCCGTGAGTTTAAAAACATCAAAGGCAAGATTCTTACAAAGCCAAAGAAAGCCGAAAGCTGGGACATTAAGAAACAGTCAGTTGCCCCCGTGGCAAAAGTGCCAGAGGTTGTTAAAGCGCAGAAAGCGCTGTCAAAAGCAACTGAAGTTGTGCGGATGTCTGGCAGAGAGCTCACAACTGCTCGTGGCAAGTTAGCTGAGTCTGGTGTTACACAAGAAATTAGACAGCAACAACTGGTCATACAGGAGCTTGAGCCGCTTATCAAAGGCACGTTCTCTGAAGAAAACGTTAAAGCAATTGACGACGAGTTGGCAAAAATTGATGCGGTACTGCAAGAGCGTGGGGCTGATAAACAGAAACAGCCGTCTCCAGTAATAGCCAAGATGCAGGGGCCTTTGCCAAAAGACTACGCCGCTAGTATTGACTTTGCCGAAAAAGAAGCTCGTAGCGAGTACATGGCTGCTAAGAAACTTAGCGATGCCGCCCAAACTGCTTATGAGGGGGCACGTAAAGCAATTGACAACTTGCCTGCTACGGCTTCCGGTTTGGAGTTTGGCCGCTTAGATGGCGCTATGACTCGTGCCGCTAGTGCTACTGAAAAGTTGTTACCTAAGACACAAGCGGCGGAGTTGGCTTACTTGGCCGCACGTCGAGACAATCTGACTTTGAACAAGTTGATTGGGCAGGACTTGCGCGAAGCTCTTGTAAACACAAGCGCTCGTTTGGCTAAAGCTTTGAACGTAGAGTCCCCACTTCTCAAACAAATTGAAGAAGCTAAAGCCACGGCAGCCAAAGCCGAGAAGGCTCGCGTAGAGGCGGAAACTAAAGCTCGCGAAGAAGAACGCAAAATTCAAGCTGAGAGAAATGCTGGTGCTGCCGAGAAACAAAAGGCACTTGATGCGGCCAAAGCAGAGAAGGAGCGTCTTGAGAAAGCTAAGTCTGGCGCTGGGTACGATACCCGCCGCTTTACACGGGACACATCTGATCCATTGATGACTGCTGAGCTAAACCGCCTCAAGCGTGAGCTGGCTACAGCGGACACTAATTTGGGTAAAGCCAAAGAGAAAAACAACACCGCCGACATTGAAAAATATCAGGCCGAGTACGACAAACTTGAATCCAATATCGACACCCTGTACTCCGTTGCTCCGATTGTTGAGCGTGAGGTAGAACAGCCCGGCGCACCGCAACCAACTGCTGTGGAAGGTATGCGTTTGCCTGCCCGTAAGGAAGGCCCTGTTGTTCGTAACATGATGGGCGCTAAACGCGTGCGTCAATCTGGCGTGACTAAGCTTCGTGCAGATGGCCTGTCCCAAGAGGCCGCTAACGCAGTTCATTTGTTTACAGTCAAGGCGCGTTTGGATGGCGCTACAGAAGCCAGCCGTGCCAAGTTGGAGACCGCTTACGCAGAAGCTACCGAAGGTTTAACTGAAGAGCAAATTGCTGCGCAGTTGGCTGAAGGTGAGCGGTTGTTGGGTCAAGGCCCGACGATTGAAATTATTGCCGCTCGTGAGCGCTTCCGTCAGTCGGTCATTGAACTGGAGAAAGCCCAGAAAGACTTTGACGAAGCCAAGACGCCCGCTACCAAAGAGCTGGCACAGGACGCCCTTGATCTTGCAAACCAACGAAGCGACGCGGCTGAAGAAGCATACAAGAACGCCCGTGACATTCGTGCATCTAAAGCCCTCAAAGGCGGAGCGCAAGCAGAAGTCGAAGCCGCGATTGATGCCGCTACTGCCAAGCAGGAAGCTGCCACACTGCCAGAGATTGACGAAGAAGGCCCGATCCAAGGTGCTGCAACCCAGTACACGGAGATGGAACAGGCCCAGCTGTCCGATAACGCTAAAGAAGCCATTGAAGATGGGCGCTTGCTTGATGCTGTAAACGATGTGGCGCAGAATGGTAGCTCTGACTTTATTCGTCAGAACGCTAAGAACGTGGTCAACATGCTGTTGCGCACTAAAGTGGTTATTGATCCAAACCTTACAGATGTTTACGGCAATCCTGTGCCAGCGTTCTACAACAACGTGACCAACACAGTGTCGTTTAGACCCGGGGAGTTGACAGAAGAGAACCTGATCCACGAGGTTACCCACGCCGCATCTTTGCGTGGGTTGGTAATGCCTGCCAGCGATCTGACTAAAGAACAACTCAACGCCCGCAATGAATTGAACGCGATGTTCAATCAACTGAAGAAAGACAAGGCGCTTGTCAACGAGTACGGCTTGACTAACGTGGCTGAGTTTGCGTCTGAGGTGCAGTCTAATAAAGACTTCCGTGACCAGATCAATAAGAAGCCTTGGTTTGGTGGCAACATGTTGTCGCGTTTCTTCCAAGCACTGCTGCGGTTGGTTGGCTTTAAAACTGGCCAAGTTACGTCAGATGTGGCTACCAAGAACATCGAAGCGCTGTACATGCCTGCGCAGAAGTTCCAGATGGTTGACCAGATCAACGCGCCGTCTGTTTTCCGTACCAAAGCGCCTGCCAGCACATCTGTTATTGTTGGCCAAGAAGCAGGTAAGACCAAGACCCTTAAAGAAAACTTTTTTGGTCTAGGTGGCCGCGTACAGTTAGTTGACAAGCTGGCTGCTGCGGATGCCGCTATTGTGGCGGGAGAAGGTGCTGGCAAGCTGTCTTCTACTGAAGCGTTCCAAGCGCAGTACTTTATGCGTTTGGCTGACAACACTACGCAAACAGCAGGTCAGTTTATTACGCACGGCCCTGTGTCGATCGTGGCAGACAAAACCGCTTTGGGCACAGAGTACCGCTACCAATCATCAGGGGGCGCTAACCTTGTTCAAATGACTGAACATTTAGACGATGCCGCCAAAGCGGGGTTGGGTGCGGATGCTGAACGTCTTTTGACAGTGCAGATTGCTGGTGAGCGTGCGGAAGCTACGCCTAACGGCTGGGCACGTTTATTGTCTTCTGACCCTGCGGCTGCTAAAGCTGAGTACTTGAAAGACAAAGCTACACTGGCAGCAAACCCAGCAGCCAAGAAAAGCATTGACGCCGCCAAGGCGGTGTACAAACAGTACAACAACGGTCTCATAGACTTTATTGTCCAGTGCGGGTTTATCACCAAAGAAGAAGGCGCTCGCCTGAAGAAGACGCCATTCGTTCCGTTCTACCGTATTGAGAACAACGAGGTCAAACTGTTTACCGACAAGGAAAGCAGTATTCGTATTGGCAACATCAAAGAGAACCCAGACTTGCAACGCATGTTGGGCGATGAAAAAACCATCCTCCCGATCTTGACCAGCGCTGTACAGAACACATTCATGTTGTCCCGTGCCGGTTTGAGAAACAACGCTACTCACAAGACATCGGATGCGCTGTATAAGGCGGGGTTTGCATCCAAGATCGGCAAGGGCAGCGGCCCCGCTGGCACAGATGTTGTGCGTTACAAAGTTGATGGCGAAGATTACTTTGCTGTCATTGACTCCGACACGTTTGGTATCCCAGCGCATTTGATTGTCAAAGGTATGGAAGGTATCAAGACTACCATCCCAGAGATCGTACGCATGATGGGGGTGCCTGCTGACTGGGTGCGTAAGTTTGTAACTCGTAGCCCTGCCTACGCTATTCGCCAATTGATTCGTGACCCAGTCAATGCGGCTATTGTTGGTGGCGTAGATGGCGTCCCTGTGGTTAATGCTCTGCGTCAGTTAGCTAAGATGCGTTCTGGTCGCAGCCCTGCCGAAGAAGCGTTGATGCGTGGTTTGGCTATTAGTAGCAACATTTACACTGGCGACGAGAAAGACATGCAGAAGTTCTTGCAGGACATCGGCACAGGCCGCGGCAAGTGGGACAAGATGCTGGGCATGCTGGACACCGTAGCGCTACAGTCTGATGCGGCTACACGCGCAACTATCTACGAAGATTCGTTGAAGAAAGGCTTTACAGAAGCGCAAGCGCAGTTCCGTGCGTTTGAGTCTCAGAACTTTAGCCGCCGTGGATTGTCGCCAAGCATGCAAATGCTCAGCACCATGGTTCCGTTCTTTAACGCGCAGATTCAGGGCTTGGATGTCTTGTATCGTTCATTTAAAGGCACAACACCTTTTGCTGAGCGTTTGGAGATTCAGCGCAAGATCAAAGCGCGTGGCCTAATGTTGATGGCCGGAACCATGGCTTACGCTTTGATGATGGAAGACAACGAAGATTACCGCAAACTACCGCCTGAAGTTAAGTATGGCAATTGGTTTGTGTACATTCCAAACGTCAAAGAACCACTAAAGATTCCAATTCCGTACGAGGTGGGTATCTTGTTCAAGGCGTTGCCAGAAGCTATTTTGGATGTGGCGCGGCGAGACACTAAGGCCAAGGAAGCAATCAAAGGTCTGGGCATGCTATTGTGGCAGTCCACTCCCGGCGTTGTGCCTGTGGCCGGCAAACCGCTTATCGAAGCGTCCATTGGCGCTACGGCATACGGACCGATCGAGTCGGCAAGAGAGAAAGATTTGCCTGCCGCTATGCGCTATCGTGAAGAGACGACTGAAGTGGCCAAAGCTTTGGGTTCGTTTACCGGAGCCGTGGGCGTGTCGCCCCTGCTGATTGAGCATTTTGTGCGTAGCTATACCAGCAACTTGGGGCTGTCAGCCCTGCACATGCTAGACCCAGTACTGCGCTCATCAACGGAAGGCGAGAAAGCGTCTTCTTCTGCCAGCAAGTTGCCGTTCATTGGCGGTCTGTTCCAGTCAACCGAAGGCCGCTTCATCATCGACCGCGCTTACGAGCGCATGGAAGAAGTCGTCAGAGCGCAAAAAGGCTATGAGGATTTGGAGAGACGCGGTAAGAAAGCCGAAGCCAGAGCATGGGCGCAGGAGTATGCGTCGCTGTTGGCCCAAGCCGATATGGCTGGAGGCTTCAAGAAGTCTATGGGGGAGATGTTCACCGATGAGCGTACGGTGCGAGCTGACTCAAGGCTCTCAACAGAGCAAAAAGACAAGCTGATCGCACGCATCAAGGCGGCGCAGAATCGTGAGGCCGAAGCTTTCTATCAGGCAACCGAAAGAAGAAGACCCCAGTAAAGCCTTCGTAGACGCCCGTCTTAGCACGGGCGTCTAGTACGCGGCAAAGGACTGCCTTGCGCAGCCCTAGTTCACGGACAGAGTCCGTGTCGAGGCAAGGGATGAAGAATCCCTGCCCCTTTTCAACTTTCTCCCACGGGAAGTGGATTGATGATACTTTCATCTATTTCGTCCATCTTACGCCTGACGCGCATTGCAGGAACCCGCATCGCGGGGCCTTTGGTCTTGGCTGTCATGTTCTTCCTAAGATACTCGATCTGGAACGTATCCTCAAGCTGGCGCTTGAATGAAGCGTAACCGAAACTCATGGAAGCGCAATAGGACTTGAGCAGTGTCTCCTCAATGAAGTAGTCAATGTAGCCGGGCGTTATGCCGTGCTCCACACGCCCAAGAATCTTGTTGCGTGTGATAGTCTGGTCAATGATCTGACCGCTACCGAGTTCAGCCATAAGACCGCCAGTGCTGGGTTTAATCACCACAAAGTTGCCGTAGCTGTCACGAGTGTAGGAGTTCAGCACATCTTCAGCAGTGCGCAGGCTGTGCTTCATGCTAGCGCGCATAGATGCCACGACCTTCTTGAAAGCGTTCAGTACGGGGCGCAGGGGGATATCCACAATGCCAGCGGCTTTGAAAGCATTACGGGCATGGACTGCGGTTCCGATACCTGCCATCCAGAAGCGCTCATCGTTGGTGGCGTTGAACTCTGTGTACATGGCGGCTACTGCTTCGCGCACAGATGTGGGGAACTCGTCCACATGCTCAACCATGTACTCGACCAACTTGTAGCCAGCCACGCCATAGTTGTACTGCAAGGACTTGATGATCTCAATCTCATGGGGCTCCCATGCCAGCGCTTCTTCAAACGTAAACTCAAGCAAGCGGCGCAGTTCACCTTCCGAAGAGTGGTCACGACCGCCAGTCAGGTAGTCCACAACGTGGGTGTTGGAAGACATCAGGCAGGTAGTCATCCATGTGGACAAGTTCAAGCGCTCTTTGTTGGAGCCAGACTCCATACGCTCCTTGCCACGGCCTTCGGTCATATCAAGCAGGAACTCAGGCAACCACTCAGGAGCGGCTCGGTTCTTGGCGGTGATCTCATCGGTGATGAGTGGGTGGCTGTTGAGCAAACCCAAGCGCTGTTGCATGGCCACAGGAGATGTGCTCTTGCCTGTGCGGTAGTGGGTCGGGTGTCCCCATACAGATGCTGCAGCTTCCAGAGACAAGGTCTTACCTGTACCGGACTCAGTTGATGCACAGTGGTATGTCATGCCGTAGATGCCTGTAAAGCGCATGAATGGCGACCCAGCACCGGCAAGGATCACAGCAAGGTGTCCCCACATCTTCTTGGCAATCAGCATGTTAATGAAGTCACGCCATGCCTCAATGGTTCCCTTGGGTTCGGTGTTTACTGTGATGTTCTCAAGACCCGGCATCGGGACTTTGACTGGGGGTTTACCCTTACTGAAGATACGCCCTGCATAGACGTATGTGTTATCTGCCTGCCAGCCGTAGCTGTCAGGGACCTTTATAGCTGGTCTGCTTGTGCTAGCTTCTTCCACGCATGCCCTCACATATTCAAATAGGTTTTTATCGTTGCCGTGGCCAAAAGCGGCCACGATGTTTTGACTAGCCAGCGCCTTGACTGTCTCGTCTTTACTGACCACAGCCTTCTGAGCCATAGTCACGTTCACTGCACCTTCTGGCTTGAGCGCTATCATGTGCACTGTGTGATCCCCGTTGCTGTTGAGGATGTCAACAACGAACAGTTCGTAGGGCAACAACATGACCTGCTTCTTGGCCTTGTTGCCTTCTTCGTCTTCTACTGTGCGCTCCATGAACGTGCCGCCATTTGCGCCATAGGCATAGCCGCGTGGTGGTGTTGGGCGCATGACCTTGATGGTCTCTTTTAAGGAACTCGAGCTTTCAGCAGACAGCGCTACTTCAATCTCTTTCTCCTCAACCTCGACTGCCAACTCACGACCAAGGATCAGCGGGTTGGTGATCTTGCCCCAATGTGTGCATGACGGGCATACACCGGGGTTCTCGCTATCCATCTTGATGCAGGGGTACGGACCCTTGATGCTTTGTAGCTTCTGGTTCATACGCTCTGGCTCGTACGGGTGCATCTTGCTCAGCCACACAGCCGCACGGTTGCCGTCCTCACAGACTTTAGTCCATGACAGAAGACCACGCCAGATCGGCTCCATGCCTTCTTCCTGAGCATGCTCAACGTAATGCGCAAGCTGGTTGCAACCCCGATCGTTTTGCGTGGCCAGCCAAATTGGTTTGAACTTGGTCACGCTGTTCTCAAAGAGTTTGACACTGGTCGGGGAAGTGGAGGCAGCCGAAGGACGGGAGCCGGGCAAGTCAAGCCTTGGGGCTTGCGCCTCATAGACCGAACCGACAAGCTTTTCCCTGATGATGGCCGCTATGTCGTCGAAGTTGAACACGTCGCCTTCAGTCAGTATGCGCACAGGGCGCGGCGTTGCGTACTTCTTCTTAAAGTTTGTCGTCTCAGGCACACGCAAGACACGGGCGGCATCAGCCGTCACAGTCATGTCGATGGCCAGTTCTTCCTGTTTGCACAGGCGTTTAAAGTTCTCGGCCACAGGCTTCCATGAGTCGATAGGCAAAGCCTCCTGCAGTGGCCAGTAGCAGTGCAAGCCGCCACCAGACGCCACCACGTAGGGCGTACCCAACGCATCTAGGCCAGTCTTCTCCAAGAACGCATTGAGCGCAAGTGCGGCATCTTTCTTTGTGGCATACCCATCCATGTCAATGAACAGGGACTTCACATACTTTGCGTTTGCGGCAGTGCGGTTGTCTTCCTCGCCAAAGGTGGCCAAGGCAAAGTAAACGTCACACTTATCTTCGTGCCAACGGTTAATTGGCGCGGATGTCTGATCGAGCGTGTCAACAAAGGCATGCTCTTTCTTCTTAGTAAGTTCTGCTACGCAATACCGACCAAATTCTGGCGGTGGCAGAACAACCGCTAAAAACTCAAGCGGAGTCATTGAATTCCTTGCGGGTTAGAAGAGTTCGAGCTGACGTGAGTCCGTGGCTACTGGGCGCTCCATGATGGGGTAACCAGCAATACGACTGAGCAATTCCAACTGCCAGTTCTTTGGTAAGCCTTCGGGCTTGTGCACCAAGTCTTCAGCGAAACGAATCAGTTCTTGCGTGGTGAGGGATCTAGGTTGTATTCCGTACATATTTTTCTCCATGCCTCGTCTGCTGTGCGAGAGGTCTGCATTATTTTGGTTAAGAATTCGACGCGGTTACGATAGGCCACAAACACTTCCGTGCCTGTAAACCAGTTGTATACAGTCTGTCGAGAGACGCCAAGCGCATAGGCAATCTTCGTGACTGGGAAGTCAAGATGAATCGCCCAACGCCCAAGCTGGTTGCCCAGAGACTTGGGGGTCTTCGCTACGTCGTCAATGATTTTTTGTGAATAGGCCATAGTTTTAAAGGGGGCCGAAGCCCCCTGTGTGCTTACTCATCGTCCCAGTCAGCAACGATGTCGGCCAGCTTACCCTTCTTGGCAGGTACTGACTCAACCTTGGCTGGCGCCTTGCGAACTTCTGGCTCTTCCTCGGCTTCCACTTCCACAGCCTTGGCTTTCTTGGGCTTGGCGGCTTTGACTTCGGCCACGGCTTCTGCTTCGTCCTCGTCCATCATCTCGCCCATAGGCTTGGTGGTGGGACGCTTGCCTTCAATGGCAAGCGGTGCAGGGGCGGCAACGCCATCAGCAGAGGCAGGGGTAACAGCCACGGCCTTCTCAGCATCCTTGGACTTGGCCTGATCTTGCGCGGTCTCGTACTCATCTTCAGTCAACCAACGCACAGGGGCGAAGAACAACTTGGGAGACTCAGCCTTGGTGTCGAACTTCATACGTGTCACGATGGAGTCCAAGTTCACTGGAGGCGTTTGAGCCGCCATGTAGCGGGCGTATGCCTGCAATGGACGCTTCTCGCCGTCTTCCTTGCCGAAGATAGAAGTCGCAGGCAAAGTCACTTGCAACACATCACCTTCGGGGTTGTTAGCCAACACCACAGCCAAGCGCTGTTGGTAGCGGCATGCACGGCTCTGACCTGTACCTGACCCAGCGATGTTCTGTGGGCATGTGGCACAGCTTGAGGACTGCTTGTTGCGAACGCCTGCATCGGGCTTCTCACCATCAGCAGAAGTGCAGTCAGGGGCGGCTGCAGCCGCATCCTTGTCGTAGCCACCAGCGTAGAAAATACGGCTGACCTTGGGGGCGGCTTTCACGATGATGACGTCCAAGAAGCGCTCGTCAATCGCGGCAATCTCCTTGCCGCTTGCAAGCAGGCGGAACACACCGCCCTTGATGGAGACGCGCTTCATGCCGCCACCGGCGTTCACGTTACCGGCCAGAGCCAAAGTGGTTGCGGATAACTCTGCATTCTTAGCGAATGAGGGTACGTTTGAGGGGCTGAACATAGTAATGTTACTCATTTTGTTTTCCAATTAAGTAGGTTTGCGTACAGAGATGTCATACTCAGATGCTGAGTTGAGTCCGGGCGGTACGACCCCGGGGTTTTCTTCCAAGAACTGAGCCATGTT